GAAGACCTTCTTGTACTGAAAAACAACAAAGGCGTCGAAGATAATCGTGTTCGTCACATGGACTATGGTGTGCAGTTTAACAAGTTAATGTATGAACGTCTTATTCAAGGTGGCGATATTACACTGTTCTCACCGAGCGATGTTCCAGGTCTATATGAAGCATTTTTTGCAGATCAAGACAAGTTTAAAGAACTATATGAACGTGCAGAACGCAACACACGTTTACGTAAAAAAACTGTCAAGGCACTTGATTTGTTTAGTCAATTCATGGGCGAACGCAAAGATACAGGCCGTATCTATCTAATGAATGTTGATAATGCCAACTCACACAGCTCATTTAAACCAGATGTGGCGCCCGTGCGTCAGAGTAATCTATGTTGTGAAATTGATTTGCCAACCAAACCACTCAATGATTTTAATGATGAGGACGGAGAGATCGCACTTTGCACACTAAGTGCTATTAATTGGGGCAATGTTAAGAAACCTAGTGACTTTGAAAAAATGTGTCGTTTAGCAGTACGTGGACTTGATGCACTTCTAAGCTATCAAGATTATCCTGTTAAAGCAGCATACAACGCCACAATGGGACGCCGCCCGCTAGGTATTGGTATTATTAATCTTGCATATTGGATGGCTAAAAATGGTATGACATATAGTAATCCAAATTTAAAAATGATTGACGAATACGCAGAAGCTTGGAGTTACTATCTAATTAAAGCAAGTGCAGAAATTGCGCAAGAGCAAGGTGCGTGTTTGTGGAATGAACAAACAAAATACAGTGACGGTATACTACCAATTGATACTTACAAGAAAGATGTTGATGAATTAGTGCCACATATCGAGCGTATGAATTGGGACGGGTTACGTGGCATGTTGCAAGAAACGGGTATTCGTAACAGCACACTAATGGCTCTTATGCCTGCAGAAACCAGCGCACAAATCAGCAATGCAACCAACGGCATTGAGCCACCACGTAGTCTTGTAAGTGTTAAACAATCAAAGCATGGTGTTCTAAAGCAGGTAGTACCAGGTATTCATCATCTTAAAAACAAATATGAACTACTATGGGATCAGACATCACCTGAAGGATATTTAAAGATTATGGCTGTCTTGCAGAAATATATTGACCAAGGCATATCGGTTAACACTAGCTATAATCCACAGCACTTCTCAGATGAAAAAATTCCTATGAGTAGTATGTTACAACACTTGATGATGTTTTACAAATATGGCGGAAAGCAATTATATTATTTTAACACATATGATGGAGCGGGCGAAGTCGATGTTGACAAACTCGAACAAAGTGTTAATATAAGCATCGACGATCATATTATAATTGGAGAAGACGAAGCGTGTGAAAGCTGCGTCATTTAAAGGAAAACTTAATGTCAGTATTCGATACAACAAATAAAAGCAATCAGGCAAACAACTTAGCGTTTCTTGATCCATCAGGTGGCGTTACTATTCAACGCTATGATACAATGAAGTATCCTAGTTTTGATAAGTTTACTGATAAGCAATTGGGATTTTTCTGGCGTCCGGAAGAAGTAGACACATATCGTGATGGAAAAGATTTTAAAAATTTAACACCACACGAGCAACACATTTTTACATCAAATTTAAAGCGCCAAATCCTACTTGACAGTGTTCAAGGCCGAGCCCCAGTTGAAGCATTTGGTGGTATTGTTAGCTTGCCAGAATTAGAAAATTGGATTATTACTTGGACATTTAGTGAAACTATTCACAGCCGCAGTTATACACATATTATTCGTAATGTGTATAGTGATCCAAGTAAAATTTTTGATGAGCTCATGGACATTCCAGAAATTGTAGAATGTGCAGGAGATATTAGCCGTTATTATGACGAGCTAATTGAAGGTGCAATGTACTATAATCTTTTAGGAGAAGGAACGCACACAGTTAATGGTAAAAAAGTGGTAGTTGACTTGCGTGATCTTAAAAAGAAACTGTGGCTTGCTATTATGAGTGTTAACATTTTGGAAGGTGTACGTTTTTATGTTTCATTTGCATGTAGTTGGGCATTTGCTGAACTTAAAAAGATGGAGGGCAATGCTAAGATTATTAAATTTATTGCTCGTGATGAGAACCTGCATCTTGGCAGTACACAACTACTTCTTAAAACCCTTAAAAAAGATGACCCTGTTTTTGCAGAAATTGCGAAAGAAACAGAAGAAGAATGCATCAAAATGTTCACCGATGCAGTAGATCAAGAAAAGATGTGGGCTAGATATTTGTTCAAAGATGGATCTATGCTTGGACTAAATTGTGAACTACTGTGCGATTATATTGAACATATTGCAATGAAGCGTATGCAAAATGCAGGTCTTCCAAAGATATATAACCAAACAAATAATCCACTTCCATGGACACAAAAATGGATTGCAGGTGCAGAAGTACAAGTGGCGCCGCAAGAAACAGAAATAACATCATATATCAACGGTGGAACTAAACAGGATGTAACTGAAGACACATTTAAAGGATTTAGTTTATGATTACACTATACAGTAAACCCAATTGTCCTTATTGTACAATGGCTAAACAGTATCTCGAAAAGCACGAGTTTAGTTTTGAAGTAATTGATATTACAGAAAACCCAGAAGCAAGAGAATTTCTTTTAGCAGAAGGGCACCGGACAATGCCACAGATTTATCATAACGGCAAACTATTAATCGAGGGTGGTGGTATGGCACTAACACGATTGCAACCTGATACTGTTCGTGAACTTATAGGAGAAATAACATTAAATGTTAGTAATTTCAAACTTTAAAAAAAGTGACGTTGTTACAATTAAACTCAGTACAGGAGAAGAATTGGTAGCACGTTTTGATGTGGACACAGGAAGCGAACTCAAGGTAGTAAAGCCAACTGTACTAACGATTAATCCACGTGATGGTAAAGCAATGCTTATTCCTTGGTTAATGAGTATTGATGCACATACTAGTGATCCAGTTGTTATTGCAAAATCTCAAGTTGTTGCAGTAAGCAAACCACATAAAGGTATTGCTGATGGCTATATGCAAAGTACAACTGGATTAGCAACTGCATTGCCGGAGAACAATCTTATACTATAAATACGTGTATGGCAAACTTCGTACACAGAAACAATGATAGTAGAGCATGTGGCGCAAAAACACGTGCAACAGTTAACAATGTAAGAGTAAACGGTAGATTTATCTCAACAGAGGGCGACCCTAACACACATGGTGGGGGCGCCCTTCGTGCAACTGAAACATCTGGAAGAACACGTGCAGGCGGCAAACCAATTATAATTTTAAATGATCCTGCGTCTGCAGATGCTCTGTGTCCTCCGTTGGGCCCACCGCATTGTAATCCAAGAGCAACTAGTGCAAGTGGTGATGTAAGAGCCGGGGGCTGATATGGTAGATTATACAGATTTTAAGAATGGGTTACAAGACGCAAATCAATACTTGGATGCTAGACACCATTTAAGTGGTACCACTGCGCTAGGCAATAATAGTCTTAATATTGTTGCTCGGGCTGAGTACAGCTTTACACTCAGAGAACTACTTTGTGGTATACTAAGTGGAAACGGAATAAAACTTCCAAATTTACAAATTTGTTTAAGTGCTAATATTAAAGCATTACTAGGAATTCCACAACTTCAAAGTCAATTATTTGATGCATTGTCACAACTTGATAATGCATTGAATGATTTTATGGATCATACAAATTTAAATAATATATTAGGAAGACTAAATGGTGTGTTAGCTGAAGCACAAAATGTTGCTAACATGATTAATTTCTGTAGTGCACCTGTTGATCCTATAGCAATACCTAACATGCTAGAACGTGCTTTCGGTAGTTTTCTTGGAGCAGGAAAAAATTTAATTGATCAAATCGGTAGTATTGCTCCAGAAAATGTCTGCGCATGTATTGGGCCTGGTGGATTTAACTCAAATGTTTTTAATGGTGGAATTTTAGGTACTATTGCAAATAACATAGATGCAATTAATGCTGGTAATCTAGGAGACAGCGTTATCAACAGTATCAGGGCTGACATTGAAAATGTAACTCAAGGAATATCTAACCTTATCAATTTTGAAAACAACATCAAAGGTGGGTATTCTCTTGGTGGTAGTCAGTTTGCTACACCCGATCCCAACTGTAATAGTGAAATTGGAGTAATGCATAATCCATTTAATGGAAGCATTGCTGACAATGCACGACTAGTTACTAGTATGAAAAGTTTGTATGATAGACTTTCTGGGTATCCAGTAATTTATAGACCTGGTACGTTTTACGGCGGATCGCAAGGTCAAGAACCTATTAGTGCCTCAACGGGTGGTGGCGAACCACGTGAATATGCGAACATTTTTGAATTATTATTTGATCGAGAACTTTTAGATCTATTAGAAAACCTCGACGATCCGCAAAGTACTGTAGATACACAAATACCAGTACGTGATTATTGTGGTAATATTATTGGTTATACTACAAATTATGTTCAACATGAACAACAGACTAGTGATGGCACTACACCAACTGTTCCTAATAGTCCAGGTTGGTCAGCTGGCGGATTGCCAACATCGTCTGGAAACACAACAGAAAATATTGATACTGTTGATGGAGGAAGCATCACAATTAATCAAGGTGGTGGCGCCAACGTGTATTTGGTTAACAGCGAGTCAGCACAACTTGCGCTTGCGACATCCAGTTTAGACATTGTTGTGCGTACTGATATTTTAACAATTTTTGTGCGCAAAGACACCAACACATTCAACACTGGAACAATGTCAGATTATCAACAAAGTAGTGTGACATTTACCGCATTTGGTAATAGTGTAAACGATCTCAGTAGTTACGGGTTTGTTGTCAAGGATGGAAATACTGCTATTGCTAGAACTATTATTGGCACAGCAAATGAAATCACTGTGATTAATGGGAGCGGTGCTGGCGGCAATCCAATAATCGGAATTGCGGACAATCCAGTAATACCAGGAAACGCAGCATTTACTATACCAATTGGAAACTATGCACAACGTCCTGCTGCAGCTACTAGTGGTATGATGCGCTATAATTCGGCAAGTAATAATATTGAAGCGTTTTTTTCCGATACAAACACTTGGGAAGATCTGGCAACAACACAAGACATTGCTAGTCAAACAACCACAATTGTTAACATTGGTACTGGTGCAGAAGTATTTAAACAACGCAATGTTAGTAACGAATATGAATTTAGAAAGATTAACGGCAGCGGCGCAATCACTGTTACTCAAAATAATAATGACATAACTGTTGGCGACAGTTTAACAGCATCAAATGTTGGTGGAGGTACTGGATTATTCAAATCTAGACTGGTTAATGATTTACAATTTAAAACTTTAACAAACGTTAACAACAATTTATCCATAACACAGACTACTGATACAGTAAACATTGATTTACCTGGGGTTAGGACAACAACTCTACAAACTTCTGACGGTGTTGCAACCAATGTTACTTTTAATGGAAGTATCTTACAACCAGCCACAGACAAAACTTGGTTTTATGAACTTTATGTACTGGCAGGTGATGGTGCAACAACTAAACGTGCTTGGAAACTGCAAGGAGTTGTGCAAAACAATACTGGAGTTGCAAGTTTAGTTGGAGCAGTAAACAGAATAGACTATCAGCGTGGTACACAAGATGTCCTTGAAACGCCATGGATACCTGGAAGTTCATACAATCAAAATGACATAGTAGAACATAATTTGATTATCTATACTGCAAACACCAACATATCTGCAGGGTCTGCATCAAGTTATGCTCCTCCAGATACGAATAGTGATTGGACAGTAACATACTTGGGATGGAATGTAGACACTATTATTAGCGGTACTGACTTTTTAATAAGAGTACGTGGTGATTCCAGCACGGTTAACTGGAGTATTAAGCTGGAATATGTTGAACTATAAATAAAATTGAAAAAACAACCTTTTTTTGGTTGACAAGTAAGTCGTTTTGCCATAGTATCTTACTTAGAGTAAGGTGTCGTGGTAAAATGTCATGGCACTAAAAATTATATTATGGCACAGAAAGGCACAAACAATGAGATCTAAAAATAATGGTAACGGTAGAAAAATTTTGGCAAAAGTGGCAGTACCACTAGGCGTAGATGACATAACAATTTATGCATTGAGATATTTGGACGGCATTGGTGATAACGATTGTCGTGAAACTATTCTATCAAGCAACAAGCGAGAAATTTTTAACTTTGCAAAATCTGCAATTCATAAATGGGGAACAGAAGAACCCAGAGAGTATGTTGAAAAAAAGCTAAACGGATCAGTTAAAACAATTCGAAAAATCGTAGAATACAAATTTCCAGAGTGCGATTAATGAATAATGTGATCAATTTTCAGTCGGCCAGAATACGTCTGCGCAGTAATATCAAAGACCCAGTAATTATTCAAGACATGTTGGATAATGCATATGATCCATGCAATCCCAAAGATGTGCATGATTATTGGATGCAAGAAACCTTGATTGATTCTTTGCGTGAAGGCTTAACGTTTACATATACTCAAGACAATTATAATTTTGAACCAAATATGTCGGTCTTTTTCGATGACAACAATAAATAATTTGTGTAAGGATAAGAGGATTAACTGTGAGTGACACTCTAGTTTTAAATGCTGACGGTCAACCCGTTAGCTATCTTCCACTTAGTGCAGTTCAGTGGAAAGAAGCAATTTTGTATATGTATCACGATAAGTGCAATGTTTTGGAATGGTATGACGACTGGGTAGTACGAAGCCCCAGTTGGGAAACAAATGTTCCTGCAGTAATCATGCTAAAAGAATATTTGCGACGATCTCGGAACCCAAGATTTAGCAAAACCAATCTTTACCTACGTGATCAATATACATGTCAATACTGCAACACTACATTTCCCAAAAGTCAACTAACCATAGACCATGTTCTTCCTATAAGTCGAGGAGGAAAAACGTCATGGACAAACTGTGTATGTGCTTGTAATCCATGTAATAGTCGTAAAGGAAATCGTACGGACATCAAACCAAAGTATAAGCCCTACAATCCAGGATACTACGAATTGGTTAGAAAACGCAAGCAACTAGATATTCAATTACGGCACCCGAGTTGGGAAAAGTGGCTTAATATTGAATATTAAATTAAACTAAAAGTGCACTTTGGTGCACTTTTTTTATGTCTAGGCATTGACAACCAAGACGCCTTACATTATATTAGTAGTGTAGGCGAAAGGAACCACACAATGATCAAACTTTACACCAAGGAAGAAAAGAAAGAGTTGGTATTCAAAGCAGTTACAGACATTGCTGCTGGCATTCCAGTTCGTTTGCTTGATGCTAGCGGAAGCGCTCATGCTGTGTGTATTGGAGACTTGCGTGAGTATGGTTGGGCAGAAAAAATTTGCACTCGTAGCTCTATGTACTGGCATTACACTGGTCCCAACAGCGTTATTGTTGGTGACCAAGTTGTGAAAAGTGGCGAATATACTGAAGAAATCGACATGGATTGGTCATAAAAAGGTTGACACCAAGACATTTTGGTTGTAGTATGTATATGTAAGTTGAGAACAACGGAGAACAGAAAATGAAAGTTACTGTACAGCATATTGAACAAGATCGTGACACTGGCGCAGTGCTTGGGTTTACGGACGTTGCTGAAGTTAACGTTTGGCATACTGAAGACATTGACGAAGCACTTGAGTATGCGTATCGCTACACCAACAACGTTGACGGGTCCTGGAGCATGAAGATCGGTAGTGATGCCAATGACGATGTAACTGTGCTTGCTCCGCTTCACGTTTCTAACGGTCG